ATCAAGAAGAAGATCGCTACGCTGAAGCTCGACATTGCCAAGGATGAGGCTAAGACGCAGCAAGAGCTGGACAAGCAGGGCGTGGACACCTGGCGCGAGCTTGAGCTGCTCAAGCTTGAAGGTGCACGCATTGCGGCCAAGGCCTTGCATGACCAGGATCAGATCAGCAAGAAGCAGCTGATTGACCGTGAGATTGAGTTTGAAGAGCGGCGCCTGCAGATCCAGCTGGAGTTTCTGCGCCGCAAGCAAGACCTGCTGCCCGCCAATGACCTGGCGGGCCGTGCTGCCATCTCGGGTGAAATGTCGGTGGAGGGTTCGCGCAGCCAGAACACCCAGGCATCGCTTGGCGCTGACCGGGCCAAGGCCAGCGGTGGCATTGATGTGCAAGGCCTCACCGACTCAATGACCTCGTCCGTGGCAAATGGCTTTTCGGCCATGCTGACCAAAGCCAAGAGCTGGCAGGCTTCGATGCTGGACATCTACAAGTCCATTCGTGACGCGTTCATCAAGCAGGTGGTGACCGAGCCGCTGCAGGCTCAGCTTGCGGCATGGGCCAAGCAGCTGGCCATGAAGCTGGGCTTCCTGGCGCAAGAGAACACGGCTCAAGCGGCATCCAGCGCAACCACTGCAGCGACCAAGGTGGGGGAGGCCACTGCGGTGGCATCTGCCAATGCGGTGGAGGCAGGCACGGGTGCTGCGGCCTCGCAAGCAGCGATCCCCTTCGCCGGGCCTGTGCTGGCCGTGGCAGCCATGGCCGCGATCTTCGGCGCGGTGATGGCGATGACCGGCTCCATGAAGTCAGCATCTGGCGGCTACGACATCCCCAGCGGCGTGAACCCCATGACGCAGCTGCACGAAGAAGAGATGGTGCTGCCCAAAGACATTGCCAACCCGCTGCGCAACATGGTCAACGGCCAGGGGCAGGGCGCTGGTGAGGGCGGCCAGACTCAAGTGGTGCTCAAGGGTGCCAGCGCGGGTGAGTTCTTCATTGCGCACAGGTCCGAGCTGGTGAGCGTGCTCAAGGGCCTGCGGCGTGACTTCAGGGTGGGTACATGAGCAATCAAGTCTTCCCCGATCTGGCGGGTATCTCGTGGCCCATTGAGCGCGAGGCCATCTGGTCGACAGAGATCAAAGAGGCCTTGTCTGGCCGTGAGTACCGCGCAGGCTATATGTCTGCGCCGCGCTACCGCTACTTCCTCAAGTGCGATGTGCTGTTTGATGAGCCCGCAGGCAGTGACCTGCACACCCTGATGGGCTTTTTCAACCAGCATCGGGGGCGCCTGCACTCCTTCCGCTTTTGGGACAAGGATGACTGCAGCGTGAGCGGCGAGCAGTTCTATGTGGCTGACGGCGTCACGAAAGACATCCAGCTCACGCGGGCCCGTGGCGGCTTCATTGAGCCGGTGTTTGAGATCAAGGGCACGCCGGCCATCACGGCAAATGGCGCAGCCATCAGCAGTGGCTACACGCTGAGCGCGGGCCTGTTGTCGTTTGCGTCCGCCCCTGCTGCGGGCACCGTGCTGCGCTGGACGGGTGAGTACTACTGGCGCGCGCGCTTCAACACCGATGCCCAGCGCTTCTCGCAGTTCATGCGCAAGCTGTGGGAGACCAAATCGATTGAGCTGATCACGACCCGCACATGATTGACGTCACCACCGCACTGGCGCAGCTGTTCGAGAGTGGCCTACCGCTCAGCCGCTGCAACCTCTACACGATCACGCTGCTGGGTGGCGCTGTGCTGCGCTACACCGACAGCGACATGGCCGTGCCCTACGCTGGCCAGGTGTGGCGGCCAGGCCCGCTGCTGACCCGATCAGAAGTGACCACCACCACCACGGTGCAGGTGGTGGACATGAGCATCACCATCAACGCCGGGCCTGAGATCACCATCAACGAGGTGCCGCTGATTGCGTTCATTGCCTCGGGCGGGCTGGATGACGCGACCGTGCTGGTCGAGCAGGCCTTTGCAGGCGAGGGCGACACCAAGCCCGTGGGCACCGTGCATGTGTTTGCTGGCCGCGTGTGCGAGATCGGTGGCAGCGGCTACGAAAAGACGCTGACGGTGCGCTCAGCCAATGAGGCGCTGAACCTCATGATCCCGCGTGATGTGTACCAACCCCTGTGCCGCAATGCGCTGTTTGATGGGGTATGCGGCCTGGCCAAGTCGGCCTACCTGGTGGCAGACAGCACCACCAGCGATGGCGACGCGGCAGGGCTCACCCTGCACCACGACCTCAGCGCCGAGCTGGGCTACTACGTGCGGGGCCGTGTCACGATCACCTCTGGGCCGAACACGGGCATTACCCGCAGCGTGCGGGCGCACACCGCCAGTGCACTCGAGTTCATGCAGCCCTTCCCCTTCCCCGTGGGGTCGGGTGTGAGCTTCCTGGCCTGGCCTGGGTGCGACCGGCACGTCGATACCTGCACCAGCAAGTTCAACAACCGCTTGCGCTTTCGGGCTGAGCCGTGGATTCCCACGCCGGAGACTGTCACATGACGCCGCGCGAGGCTGTGGTGGCCGAGGCCCTGAGCTGGCTCGGCACGCCTTACCACTCTCACGCTTGCGTCAAAGGGCAGGGCGTGGACTGCGTGCAGCTGCTGGTGGCCGCTTATGGTGTGGTGGGCATTGCGCACCCTCTGGGCAGCCCGCGTGACTATGCCAACGATTGGCACCTGCACAAGTCTGAAGAGCGCTACCTGATCGGCATCCGTGACGCCGGCGGCATAGAGGTGGTCGAGCCTCAAGCGGGTGACCTGATGATGATCCGTTACGGCCACACCTACTCGCATGCGGGCATCGTCGTGGAGCCCGGCCTGCTGGTGCATGCCTACCTGCGCCGCGGTGTGATCCTCACGCGCTTTGGCGAAGACCCACTGCTCAAGCGCGACAAGCCACGGCCTCACCTGTTTTTCACCTTGCAAGGGCTCCAGCCATGAGCGGCTCAACCATCAGCACCAGCGCCACCAAGCTCGAAGCGCTGCAGCTGCAGTCATCGGCCTACGGGGTGACGGTGTCCAAGGGCTACGGCCTGTACAAGGCCAGCGGCAACCTGCTGGACCACCAGGGCTTCAAAGCCATCGCGCACACCGACAGCCAAGAGGCAGGCAAGGGCGGTGGCACCACAATGGAGAACACCACCTACACCTACACCGCATCGGTGCTGATGGGCATTGGCCACGGCACGGTCACGGCCATCAGGCGTGTGTGGCGCGGTAAAGAGACCTTTGCCGCCTTGTCTGACATTGGCTTGAGCTTCTTTGCGGGTGGCATTGGCCAGGCGCCTTGGGCTGCGATGGGCAGCATCAACGGTGCGCACAGCCTGGGCTACTCGGGGCTGGCGTATGTAGCGGGGCAGGACTACAACCTGGGCGATGCGGCCAGCCTGGCCAATCACAATTTTGAGGTGCAAGACCAGTTTGCCTACACCGTGTCGGCCTCGATCCCCGATGCCAACATGGCCGATGTGATTGGCGACATCTTGCCCAATAACCGCTACGGCGCAGGCTTTACCGGTGCGCTCACGCTGTCGAACTACGCGACTTACTGCCGCGCTGCGGGCCTGTTCATGAGCCCGGTTTTCAGCGAGCAAATGCAAGCGGCTGAGGTGCTGCGCAAAGTGGCCGAGTTGACCAACACGGCCATTGTGTGGAGCGACAACCAGCTCAAGCTGATCCCCTACGCCGAGACCGAGGTGAGCGGCAACGGTGTCACCTTCACCCCTGAGACACAGGTGCGCTATGACCTGACGGCTGAGCACTTTTGCGACAAGTCCACGCCGATCAAGCAGGCACGCCTGACGACCTCTGATCGCTTCAACCATTTCCGTATCGAGTTCAAGAACCGGGCCAATGACTACGCCCCCGAGATCGCCGAAGACAAGGACGATGTTGACATTGAGGTCAAAGGGCACCGGCCTGCCGATGTGATCCAAGCGCATTGGATCTGTGATGCCGCGGTGGCCCAGCGCGTGGCGGGCTTGCTGCTCAAACGCTCGCTGTACATCCTCAACCGCTGGACGTTCGAACTGCCGTGGCACTTCTGCCGCCTGGAGCCGATGGACATCGTGACCATCACCGACGAGCTGCAGGGCTTGAACAAGAAGGCCGTGCGCATCGTTGAAAAGTCCGAGAGCGGTGACCAGCTGGTGTTTGTAGCTGAGGACTTTCTGGCCGGCACCAAAGCAGCGACGGCCAGCGTAGGCGCCACGGGTGGCGGCGTGGCGGTGGACTTCAACGCCGACCCCGGCGAGGTGCTGGCGCCTGTGTTCTTCGAGGGCCCGGTCGAGCTGAGCAGCACGGGCCTGGAGGTGATGGTGGCCGTCAACGGCCACAGCGAAGACTGGGGCGGCTGTGACGTGTGGGCCTCGAACGATGGCACGAGCTACAAGCGCATCACCACGCTGTTCGGTGGCGCGCGCTACGGCACTCTCACCAACACCTTGGCTGCGGCGCCTGGTGGCTCGCTGAGCGTGCAGCTGCTGGGCAATGCGGGCCAGCTGCAAAGCGGTAGCCAGCTCGACAGCGAGCGCCTGTCAACGCTGTGCTGGGTCAAGGGCAGTGGGGCAGGGGCCAAGGGTGAGTACCTGGCCTATCAAACCGCCACGCTCACCGGCAGCGCTCAATACACGCTTACCGGCCTGACCCGTGGCGGCTACGGCAGCGACCAGGGCAGCAAGGACTCTGGCTCAGTGTTCGTACGCGTGGATGCCGCCGTGGCCAAGAGCGGGGCCCTGCCGCTGGACATGATTGGCCGCCAGCTGCACTTCAAGTTCGCGTCGTTCAACCGCACGGGTGGGGCCAAGCAGACCCTGGACGAGTGCACCGAGTACACCTACACGATCACGGGCGAAATGGTGGCGTTGCCGCCCGCTGCGATCACGGCCATGTCGGCCGCATCAAAGGTGTTTGGCATCGACCTATCATGGGTGGTGCCCGTCAAGGCCTCGCGCATCAGGGCGACCGAGGTGTGGGTGTCGAACACCAACAACCGCACAGAGGCCACGCTGCTGGGTGAGTTTGCGTACCCGCAATCAGCGCACCAGATCACGGCCATGGCACCAGGTGCCAATCGGTGGTTCTGGGCCCGCCTGGTGGACATCTACGGCAACTATGGCGGGTGGTATCCGTCCAGCGCGTCAGCCGGCGTGCCGGGCAGCTCCAGCAGCGATGCCACCGAGATCCTTGACTACCTCTCGGGCAAGATAGGTTTGACGCAGCTGAGCACCGAATTGCAGGCGGGCATGCAAGGCGTGATCGATGTGGGTGCGATCACCACCAGCCTGGCCAGCATGTACACGATCAAAACCTCACTGACCGTGGATGGCCGCTTGTACATGGCTGGGCTTGGCGTCGGGGTCGAGAACACCGAGGGGGTGGTGGAGAGCCAGGTGCTGGTTGCCGCTGACCGGTTTGCGGTGATTGACCCCTTGTCGCAAAACGTGACAATACCTTTTTTGGTGGATGACGGTGTTGCATATATCAACAACGCATTCATTGGTGACGGCACGATTACCAATGCAAAAATTGGGAATGTGATCGCATCCACAAACTATGACCCTGTTGCGGGAACTGGGTGGAGCCTGGATAAAAGCGGCTATCTGTTTCTGACGAATATCAATGCTGGCGCCATTGATGTGAGGAAGCTGGCCGGCACCACAGCCATTTTTGATACGCCGGGCACATACACATTTGTCGTGCCAGAAGGATTTGACAAATTGCAGGTTACCGTCAAGGGTGGGGGTGGTGGTGCTGGCGGCGGGAGAAATACAGGCGCGGCAGGCTATTACACATATTGCGG